CTGGAATAATTCCTGAAGACTGATTCTCAATTTTCTTAATTGGTGCACCTAGCTCACGAACATTTGTAAGATTAAGACCAACACCACCACCACGCTTAGATAGCTGAAGAGAAGAGTTTACTGCACGTCCAATAGACTCCATGTTATCCTCGACACGAAGCAAGAAGCAAGATACATATTCTCCACGCTGTGCTTTACCAGCATTTAAAAATGTAGGCGTTGCAGGCTGGAATCTTCCAGTAATAATTTCACTAACAACATCTTTGGCAAGCTGCTCATTGCCACGTCCTAGCAGAAGACCATTCATAACAACACGATCTTCAAATCTCTCTAGGTAGCGTTCACCATCGAAGGTCTTTAGTGCGTAAGAGGTGTAGAACTTGTATGCACCAACAAAAGTAGGGAATCTAAATTTATAAGAGTAAGTTTCTTTAAATAAGTCTTTGATAAATTCTGGAGTGTACTGATCAAGAACTGACTTATCATAGTATTGATTTTCAATAAGATAGTCTAGCTTTTCTTCAATAGAGTGAAAGAATACTGTATTTTGGTTGACATGGTCTAGGAAGTATGCCTTTGCAGCTGCTTTGTCTTTGTCAAATTGAATCTTGCCATCTGCATCATACAGGTTAAGCATTGCGTTTAGCTCATGATAGCTATAGTTACTGTTCGTTGTCATACAATATCCTCATTCTTTCTCTAACCTTTTCTAGGTCTTCTGGTGTGCCAAATATTTCTATTCTGGCAATTACTGGTACCCCAGTTTTTCTTGAGATCAAGTCTGCAGCTTTGCAAAAATGTTCTCCAAAATTTGTGTTTCCAAATCCTACGATTCCACGTAGTTTGTTCCTATTTTCAGGAACGTTTAAAAATCCTCTGACTTGCCTGGGAATGGCTGATCGCTCAGAACCTCCACCATAAGTTGGTACAAATAGTACATAGTCATTATGAACCACAAGGTTACGACCCCCAGTCCCAGGATCGATAGGAATCCTAGTAGCATTATTAGTTCCATTAGTTAATTTCTCCACGAATCTTTTTGTATTACCTGAATAATTTGAGAAATATACTATATCGATAGACATTTATTATACCTCTCTTTTTATTTAGGGGATAGACAAGGGGAGAGACCAGAAGCCTCTCCCCAAGATCTATTTTACCACATGTATTACTTTGCTAGCTTAACCTTCTTGTTTGGGTTAGCCTTATTCCAACGCTTTGCAAGCTTGTTGTACTGTACCTTAGTAACAGTTGCTGCAGTTAGAGCAGCAATCTGTGCCTGTAGTGCAACAACCTGTCCAGCAAGATCTGCAACAGAGATGTTTGAAACAACTTCAGTTGCTGGCTTTGCAAGACCTGTTACAGCAGTTGCAGTAATTGTATTAGCAATTACAGTTGTTCCTGCAGTTGCAGGTGCAGTTAGAGTTGCCTCGTAACGCTTATCAGTTGCATCGTAAGAGAACGCACCAATTGATCCACGAATTACTGTGGATGAAATGCTTGCGTTAGTTACAGCATTACCGAATACGTCAGTTACAACTGCAGTAACTTCTACAGCAGCACCTAGGTTTGCAACTGTTGGAGCAACTACTGTTAGGTTATATGCAGAACCTGCAGTACCCTTAACATAGTAAGTTGTTGTGTTGTTGTTTGCAGTTACAGCAACAGTACCAGTTTCGGTAGTAGTAGTGTAAACATAAACATCAGCAGTTGTACCTGTACCAGTTGAGATTGTTGCTGTGGACACTCCAGAGTCGACCTTTACAATGGTAGAACCAGAAGTAACAGCTGTGACAATCTTAGCGTTGGTAGCAGTTACAGTTACATTGCTGCCAGCAGTTACACCAGACAAAGCAATACGCAATGCGTCAGCAGAGCTTACATCGTTGTCTGAAGGAACTGGGAGAGCAATTGCACTTGCAGAGGAAGTTCCTGCAGAGGCTGGAGCTGATCCAGCAACCGTTAGTGTAGCGGATGATGCATTAGCAGGACCAGCAATAAGCATGGTTCCTACAAGAGCTACTGCAGAAGCAATAGCAATTAGTGGCTTCTTTAATGAAGTCATATTTTTGTATCTCCTTGTTTTATATTAGATTGAATCTATCCAAATAGTCTTTGACATCTTCAGGAATAGGTTTATATTCTATCACGTTGTCCTGTGGTTTGTCAAGCTGTTTTGGACGATCTTTATATGTATGAATCTCAATCTCTTGATTGAGGTTTTTTGGAGTATGCGAAATAGCTCCAAAGACTGCACCACACACGGCATCTGCCAAGTCCTTAGAGGACTTTCTTGGGTGGTCAACTCTGTTATTCTTAACAATCTTGAGTTCTGTTAGCTCTTCAAATAGCAAGTCAATTGCTGGCATAGCTAAACGCTCTTCGTAAATCAACATGGCCATATCTTCGTAGTGCTTCTTTGCAACTGAAACTGTATCTGTTTTAATGCCTATTTGTTTTAACTCATTCTGAATATCAAACGATTGCCAACGGTCAAAAGATACCATGCCAATGTTGAATCCTACCCTGCGAAGATTTTGAATCCACTGCTTTACTTCTGATAAATCAACAGGCCCCTCTTTCTTTGGCTCCCACCAAGCAACCGCATCTACAATAACAATTGGAGCAACTTGCTCGTAGTCTTTCATAACCTGAATGTTAACAAACTTTTCTACGTGAGCAATAGCAACGGCACACTTGTCATGACGCTGTGCAAGGTCAGCATGAACATAATAAACCTTATCTGGATTTGGCTTAAATGTTTCATCAAATCTTCTAAACTGATCAAGTGGATTACGAAGCGTCATTGCAGACTGTACTTTATCACGCTGCTTAAAAAATGCATCAGATGCAAAAGTTGGGATGCATGCAAAACGCTGCATGGCATCACCCAAGTCAGTAAAGAATGCATTCCTAAAGTCATCAATCTTTCTAGTTGGATTAACTACCCAAGTAGGTCGTTTAATTGCAAACACTCCAGGATACTTATAAGAAATGATAGTGTCTTCATCCCACTCAATTTTTAGAGAGTTACCGTCAGCATTTTCTGGCAGATCTGGATTCATAATAAAGGTATGGGTTTTTGTAATAACTTCTTTTTCAGCAACTACAGCATCATACCTTTGAGAAATAAAGTCGCCTGGAAAACGTGGGAAAGAAAGCAGTGCAACCTTTCCAAGGTCTGGGAAACGTGAATCTACGGAAGCACGGAAAGCTTTGTAGATATTATCTGCCGTCTTACCCTGATCATTTCCTCCACCAATTTCTTGTGCGAATCCAGAAATCTCATCAAGCACTGCAAGAATAAGGTTAAGACCCTCATGAGATTCACGCTCAGAGTGACCAGAGTAAACCGTGATAGATTTATCAAACTCAATAGACTCTGCCTTTGCATAAAACTTGCCAGCAAACCATGGTGACCTTTCAATCTTGCTTTTAAAACCTTTAAAGAAAACGTTCTTGGCCTGCTGAGCGTTGATAGCAACGTTAATAATATCAATAGCATCTCCAGCTGGCTTGCCAAAATACCTTGCTGGGTCTTTAAGACAGAGAAGCTTGTACACAATGTATGCACATGCAACTGTAGAAACAAAGTCCTTACCACTACCCTTACCAAGCTGTAGGATTACTTCATTCTTTGTATACTTCTTGTAATACCTTCTACCTTCGTCTGCCCCCAGAATATCAACCAAGTCTTCTAGCCTATAGATTTGGCTCATCGCCTCGACAATGTCATACTGAATTTCAGACAGTGGAGGTTGGCCAAGATAGTCAGAGGACTCCACAAAAATTTTAGCGTTTACAGGAGTTTCCTCAAAGTTGTCATTCTTCAGTGCTTCTATAAAATCATCAAACATTATTCATGCACAATCGTAATTACTTCTCGCTCTTTTGCAACCTGAGATAACCTACGCATAATTTCATCACGAATCTCTGGATGCTCAGAAGCTACATCTCTTAGAATGTTTACAAGCACATTTTGCTTTCTTTCAATCTCTAGCATTTCTTCTGCTAACTCTTTGTTTTCTAAGAGTCCAGCCTTTTGCAGCATGTCAATACGTCTACCCTCAATGTCTAGCACTAGCTTAATTGCTGCAGTCTTGGCAGATAAATTTGCTGTCGTAGTAGCGTCCTCAATAACCTCATAAGCTTTTTGAATAAGCTTGTTGTAGTGGGTGTCTGCCCCAACTAATGCCTCTTTAGCACGAGCACGAATTGCAGAATTGTCTGCAGCCATGGATCGCCACTCATTAATATAAGCCACGACTTTTTGCCTAGGCATAGCTAGCTCTTTAGAAATCTGAGTCTCGTTAACTCCCTGTAGATATTTCTCTACAACCTTGTTAACTTCATCAAGATGCTCTACCGTTAAATCTTCAAACGACACGCTTAGCCCTCTTTCGTCTTGTTGGAACACGCTTAACACGTTCCTGCTTAAAGGATCTAAACGCTGAACAAACGCCACGACTGATCTCAAAGCAATCTATCCAGCTTGCTCCAGTATTCTTGTTTGTAGTTACACCAATAAACTTAAAGCTAGAGCCGTATTCACCTTTAATCTTAATTATATCACCTGCATGAATAGCAAATCCATCAATCTCTACATATGGTTCAGTAGAGAAGTGCGTTGGCTTGGCCAGTACAGTATTACGCTTTGGCATTTCTTTCCTTTGCAATCTTTAGAAGCACTAGGTATCCTATTAAATCATCAATGTCATTGTCGCCAGGGTACTCTTTGCCCCTAGCAAACCTAGACAATTTATCATCAATTCTAACAAGAATTTGTTCAGTTGGGTCAGCTTTAGAGAATATTCTTACTGGCTCTAAGGCTGAGTCCCCATAAGCTAGATTTTTTTGCATAAGCATGTTTTTAATTTCAGTACAAACCCTGTTGATATCATTAACTGTATTGTTCATCTGCGAGACTTCCTTAATCCGAATTTAGCTAAATATACGTAAATTGTTTCTACGCTAGTGTTACACTCTTTTGCGATCTGCTCTGGAGTTTTCTTGTCAAGGTGATATCTTTTTTTGAGCCAGGCTTCGCTTGTATATAGTTTAATAGCCATTACTTTGTTAGCCTTTCCCAGTTGTTGATTGCCCAGTGACCAATACCGCAGGCATCCGCCACATCGTTATCTTCTATCTGTTTGTCATAGTAGGTGTTTACAAACTTGATTGTTTTTTGCTTTCTGAGTTCTCTTTCGTATGACTTATACCAAGCTTTAGACTTGTCTGGGAACTCAGCTACAATGTCTTGCTTTTCTTTGGTGGTAAGTCTTTTGTTTCCAATATAACTTTGCCAAGTAATTGGATTCACAGCCCCAGCAATCTTGATGTTATTAATTCCTGCTGCACCAAGAATGGCACCTTGAACAAGTGCTAGGTCTGCTGCTGTCTTTGGACTATTCATAAAAACTGTGTGCTCAATTACAATTGCGTCTACAATATCATACATCTTGAAAAAAGAATTTAATTTTTTGCAAGCATCTGAAACCTTTTCATAATTAGTTTTGCCAACAAAATTAATTTTGCCTGTAGAAATAAGAGAATTGTTATTAAAAATTGCAAATGCCATACTGTTTGTACTAGCATCAATTGCAAAAACTGTTGCTGGCTTATTAATTTCCTTCAGATTCAGCTTCATTTATTAACCTCTTAATTTCTTTAAACTTTAAATTAACTTCTTTAATGTTTATACTACACCTGGAGCACAGTGTGTCATCGTTGTAGATAGACAACGACGAACCACATCCACCAGAACAAAGTCTAACTTTTTTCTCACGATTTTTAATTTTTAAAAACTTATGACGCTCTGCTATTTTTTCTTTTGTTGCTTCTTCTCTACAACCTATTGAACAATAAATTTGATAAGAAACAGCTGGATTAAACTGCTTGTTACACCAATCACACGACTTCACTCAATGCCTCCAGGGATTTGATCTTGATAGACCCCGTCCCTGCATCAGCACATACTTTAGATAGTGGACAAGTTTTACAAATCTTAGAATTAGATCTATAGTTTTTTGTTGGAAGAGTTTTGTCTTCCCATGCTTTACGCACGTCACGCATCCATTGGAATGCACCGTCTACCCATTGACGATAATAATCATTTACTTCTACTGGAATAACCAGCAGCTCATGATTATTTTTATTTTCATAAATCAGTACTGCTCTTTTTTTGCCAAGAATTTTCATGTAGATTAGCAACTGAATCAAATGCCCAGTCTTAGCCTTGCCAACCTTTTTACGATATTCGAACCCCTCGTTCATCATCGTTTTAATTTCTCCAAGCAGGTCTTCTCCTGCCCATTCAAGAATTACGTCTCCATATCCAAAGATTGGAGGATCGTTATTAATAATCTTGAATTCAGCGTCTTTAAGAATTTCTGCATCTGCCATAGCCTGTTGGATTCGCTCATGCGACTTTGTTCCAGCAGTCATGTTGGCACCGCCATAGGCGTCTGCGTTATCCTCAAACACTGCACCATCAAAAGCTAGGTACCAGTACCTTGGACATTCTCCATGACTATATGCAATAGTTGATGGAGCAAAGGTCTTCTTTTGCTGAAACTTTGGACCTCTTTTAGCAATGTATCCGTGTTGGATCTTTTCAATTAGCTCTTGATTGTTTAAGAAAGATGGTGCATTTTCTATTTTCTTTACCATAACCTGTTGCAATAAATTTTTAGTCATTATATTCTCTTTTCTATATCGTTCTATTATACCATCAACGAATGATATATTTCAAGGCAGAAACAAGGTTATTTATTGACTCTGCGGCTGTGTAGTATATGTTTTTCTTTGGTCTGTCAGATTTATCAACGTTAGTAAGCCATGTAGCTCTAAAAGCCATCTTTGCTGCAATAGCCTGAAGTCTAACTATCTCAATAGTCGCTACCTGCAGAGGAATGTCTGGTCTAACAATAAGCTTAGCAATAGTGGTCAAAGCC